TGGTTTAGGTACTGTATCTAAATTATATTTATTTATCAGTTCAGTAAGTAAATCCATGCCAGATTTACCAGTTCCAATAATTAAAGTATCATATTTAATATAGTCATGTCCTATACTTATTTCATTATGTTTAAAATCAATATTTGTTATTTCAACGTTATATATTTGTCTTATTCCAACTTTATCAAAGTATTCAAATATATTTTTTACTTGCTGTTGACCATAATCTGTACCTAAGTGATAACAAGGTGATTGTCTCAATTCAAATGGTGAATCTTTAATAAATTGAGGTTCTTCAACTGGTTCAGTGTACATAATTTTAGATGGGTCTGGGTGGTATTCAACTATATAATCATACAATTGTTTAGATAATTCTGTCGCATATTCTTCGTCTTGACAATAATGTGGGTAAAATAAACCACCTTGTTTAAATGAAGGGATTACTTTAAAATCACTCCATGTTCCACATCCTCCAGCACCGGTCATGATATCTTCTGGTAATCGAGTGTATATATCTTTTCCTTTATCTATAATTGTAATTTTAGTTGGATCATAACCATTTTTTAACAAGTGGAGAACCCCATATTGGGTTGATACACCTGCACCTATGTACACTATTTTTTTCATCTCATTTTTTGTATTTCCATTCATATTCTAGATATTTTGTTTGTTTTTTTATTGATTTTTTAATTAAGTTACGAGGTAATTGTTTATTTTTAGATAAATTGTTTTTAATTATATATTCTTCAGCTTCTAATTCATTGTAGAATGTGTTTATTAATACTCCATTTTGATATTGTTCTATAGGATAATATTTTGGTATTAAAGGTATGAATTCATCTTTAAATCTCCAAATAAAACCCCAACAACTTATCATGCGACCTAAACAGCAATCTTTAATCTGTGATGGTACATTCTGTCCAATTGCTCTAGGTTCTATAGAACATATATATTCATGTGCTTCTCCCTTACTTTTCCACTCTTGAATATATTTCCCATTTAAATCATATTGTAATATGCGTTTTGATGTTTTACGTTTTGATACTTTTAAATTATCTATATGTTTATCAGTAAATGGACCTAAATGAGTTCCCCTCATACTATTACTCATTTTATGTCTAATATCTAAGGTATAATATTGAGAGTGATTTCTTTGTTTAAGTGTATTACTAATTTTTTTATTTCTTTCAGGAGTAATAATTTTATTAATAAGATCTTTATCATATAAAATACTATGGGATTTTTTTTGTATTTCATCCCATGATGTTATTCCACCACCTCCATTGTTTTTATTATCTAGTATAAATCCCCAACATTTAAATTGACATATCCAATATGATTCCCAAAATCTCCATGTATCCTCAGAGACTTCATCAATTACAATTAAGGATATATTTTCACCTTTGTTTATTTTATGTTTATTCAACCTCCGTTTAATATCAACAGCTTTACCTATATAAAAAGGTATTTCATTTTTTTGTAAATAATATATATAAACCATGTTTTATTATAAATATACCAAAATACCGTCAGAACAAAATCCTGTGTAAATTATTTGTCTGTTCCTACAATTACAATTTTATCTGTATATTTCATATAATATAAATTTAATATTTTTTACTTAAATAGCCAAATAGAGAAGACCCACCTTTTAGGTGGGCCACAGCTCCATAATTTTATCTCTTGTTAGAGCGACCAGCCATGAATTGGTCTGTATGTTATTTAGTAAGGCTGACTATTTAAATCCTGATTCATTTCATAATTAACCCGTATCCAACCCCTTGCCTCTTCATCCATCTTATTTAGCTCTTCTAATTCTTCATCAGTTAATTTAGTACCATCGTAAAATTCAGCATATGTAATTTTAGCACCTAAAAATTCAGGGTAATCACTACCATTATAATCTACTTTAATATTTCTTGGATTAATGTTGGTGTAAGTATTCATTTCAATTTTACCTGTATTTTGTTCTCCATTTAAATCTGATGTAGAGTATAATTGTTCAACATTACCTTGTTTTATTTTATACCAAGGTTCATTTAAGTCATCTTCTTCATATGCATCTATATCTAATTCATAATATCCTATGTCTCTTTTTGGTATGCTGTTATAATTAGCATAAATTTGTATAATTTTTCCTTCATCTCCTAAATTTACATCTGGATTAGGGATAGTGATAGTATCACCTATTTTAAATTCTTCAGTAATGATTCCTGCTAATTTTTGCATACGGCGGAATTCTTCGTTTAATATTTGTTTTTTCATTTTATTTTTATTTTATTATAAATATATTAGTCTTGTAATTCCTGAATATACATTAAGAATTCCTCATACACTTCTCTAACATTTTTATTGGGATTATTCATAGCTTCATTAAGCATGAATCTAATATCTTGTTTAGACTCAGTTAGTAAGTTGCCAAACTTAGATAATGTTTGTTCAGCTAACAAGTAATTGTCTTGATCTCCACCATAATCCTCAAGATCATTGAGATAGAGTTTAATATACTCGTTTAATTGCTGCTTGGATAGTTTCATATATGATATTTTTAACACGATTTAATACTTCTTTAATTTTTTTAATCTGTGAATTTAACCACTTAAGGCGTTCACCAAAACGTTTACCTTCCATTGGTGTCTCTATATTTTTTTCAGGAATATATTTTGTAAGTGGCTTCATGTACTCAGAACCAGTTAACATTATAAATGTATCTTGTTCTGGGTTTATACCATTTTGTTTCATTTGCCTGTATACTTCTTCACTCCATTTTTCTTTCTCACCTTTAGGCATTTCCTTTAATGTCTTGTCATATGGGGCTAATTTCTTGTTTAGTGGAACTAAATGATGTTTAGCAGATAATATATACATTTTATCAGGACTTAATGTCTTACCATATTCTAATGTTTTTTGAAACATAGGTGAAGCAGAATACAAGTCTTGGGCAGCCGATGGTTTATCCAGTTTAGACTTAGTACAACTTAATAATACAATTTTGGCCATGTTTTTATTATAAATATTATATTTCTTGTATTTATGCTAAAGGTCTAGGAAACATACTGTTAGTTATTTTTTTATAGTCTTCATCCCATACATATTCTATATGTTTAACAATATCAAAATATTTTTTCCAGTCTATTTTTTGAATATCCTCAAAATGTTTGTATTGCTTGCCAACCCTAGTATCATACGCATATTGTGACTTATAAGCCAATATAATTGATGGATGAGTAAGACGTAATGTGTATTCTTCTTTATATACTATATGGACTGAATCTTTAACGCGGAGGTGACGATTATTGAATATATCAATTTTAGTGGTTAATTCCCATAATCCATCCGCATTTATCTCTCCTTTAGATAACTGGATTAGTTCTTTATTTATAAAATGAGATGGTGGTTTGATAATGGTAGAAATTGCATCTTTTTCTATATTTATTTCAGTATCATAGTCTCCATTCTTTATATTAAATTCTAAATTAAAGAAATCACGTGTTATTACTAGTTCTTCTTCAGTGAGAGATTCTAATATACTTAAGTCAATATCAGGAGAACGACTATTAAAGTTATAGTCCATAATATTAAGCATATATAATGCTAAACTCCCCCCCAATACAAATTTATCATTCATATTAAGTAATGGTAAAATAATATCCTCATATTTTTGAGGCAACTCGTTTATTTTAAATTCACTCATTTATTAATTTGTATTTTAGTTCCAGGTAATTCTTTATTTATATTAGAGTTTGAACAATGAACCCACAATATGGGTTTTATAGGTTTTGTATCAGGTGAGGAACATTCTCCATCAGTCAAATAAATTAAATTAGCATACTTATTTTTATTTTCAACCAAATATTTCATTACTGGTTCGAAATCAGTGCCACCTCTTCCTAATACTCCAATTTCTTCTCTCTCACCTTTATATTGGTATACTCTTTGAATTTGAGCATCACATTCTACTATATCAATATATGTACCTGTTTTATAAATGTGATATATCTCGTTAAAAAACTCAATTAAGTCTTCTTTACTAACACTACCAGATGTGTCTATAGCAACCAGTGTTTTCTTCTTTTGCTTGATTTTTAGAGCAGGACCACTATTAAATCTACGATTTGGTTTACGTCTTGTTTTCTTGGTATGGATAATAGTAGACATACTATTAAAACGTCGTAAATATGAAGCCCAATCAATAACAGGTTCAGTTATTTCAAACAAACTATTAATATAGTCTTTCATTTCAGAAGGTACTAAACCTCTACCTCGACTTTGTTTTTCTAATTCTTCAGCTATTTCTTTTAACTGGTAGTCAATTTGTTTACCAATTAAATTACGTTCTGCTTCACCTAATCCCTCCATAGCCTTCCATAATTCATGTATATCACCTATACCATCTCCATCTCCTCCTTTTATAGCTTGAGCTAAATCACCATCTGGATTTTCATTTATTTCTTTTTGTAGAGCGTCATAATAATATTTAGTACCTTGTTTGGGCAGTAAATTTAGTTCTTTGAATGGTGACTCAGTGATTTCTAATCCAATCCATGTATCACCTTTCATATCATCGTTAATATATTGATTGATTTCTAAGTCAGCGGCTACATTATACAACTCTTTATCAGGAAATCTATCAAAATTATTCAAATGAAAAAACGCTACATGTAGTAGTTCATGTTTAAGTACACCCATTTTAGTCTTCTCATCTTGCTCAGACCAAAATTTAGGATTAACTACCAACTTTACATTAATATTATCTGGTGTTACACACGCGGTTGGAATAGACTCACTTAGTTCTTTGTTGAGAGATATAAGAAATAGACCATAAAATGGTTCTTTAAGCATAAGTGTTTTAGAACACTTAGTAATTTCTTGGTAAATTTGTTCCATATTTTTTATTTATAATTAAATATAAGTAATTAATCTTGAAAAGCCAAATCAAATGAGTTGATATGAAGTTTATGAACATTTAATAATCCATTAATGTGGTCCATAATAAATTGCTCAACAATTTGTTTAGTTTCTGGATCATGTTGGTAATTACTATATAATCCAGCTGAAAATTTAGTCCAGTTGGTTTTCCAAACAATGCCACGACTCTTATAGTATTTATCAATAGTTTTGAAACTACTCATTGATGATGGAGTGACTCCAGAACCGTGGGTGAATACATCTTGATATTTATTTAATATTAAAGCAATGGTTAGAGCGTTTTTTTCATTAAGATTAATATTACTCAACATTTCTATAGCTAATTTAATATTGTCGTTTTGACCACTCTTAAACATATTTTCTAAAATATCTACATATTCATGATCTAAATCTAAACCATCAGCGTTCAATGTCTCTAACAAATGTTCATCAAATATAACATTAATGTTAGGACATTTTCTTAAAAAATCTAACAACATTATTACATTTTCTATATTTTTTTCTCGATATAATAAGTCAAAATATTTTTGTTCTATGTGAGAATTTTGTACAAGATGTTTTAGATTTTTATCTGAAATATCATTGATATCACATGATATTTTAATTAGTGTATTTTGTTGAGTAAATTTTACATTTTCATTTCTATGATAATTTTTTTGCAAACATTTTATAAAACCATTATAAATTTCTTCATCTTGGATATTTCTAATTAAATTAGATTTTGTTAGTTTTTCAAAAAAACGTAAAGTTGTGATGAGGAATGTTTTATCAATAATCATTGAATCACACTGTTCTTGACGTGATGTGCGTTTTATTTTATTTGTAGTGATATACTCTTTAAACTTAAAACGTGGAATGCTACTCAAATTGCCTGTATATACAGCCTTGCCAAAATTTAGATTTTTAGGTTGAGATAATATTGTTTTAAGTTGTTTAATATAGTCTTCTCGTTCTTGATCAGTTAGGATTAATGATTTTTTACCTGCATTCCACGGACTACGGATTGAGTCTTTATAAATTTCTAAATTTGAGTAATTATATAACATAGATTTTATTTTAATTATTAAATATAAAAAGAATTCTTAGAGGAGCCAAACTTATTAACGTACAATATACGTCACTAAACTCTTATCTAACATCATTATTTTAAACTTATTTGGATTGTTATTGTAAATTGACTTAATCATATTATAACAAATATCAGACGTAAATATTTTCTCATTTACAATCTTAGAAATTCGTTCAATGACATTTTTCTCTATTGGGTTGTTTTTTGAGTATAGGTCTAAGTAATTAACAATACGAGTTGATAATGTTGAGGCAATGTCTGCTCGATATTTAGTATCTTTACCAACTAATGACTTCAATGTATTAGTAACATACTTTTCATCTTGTTCAAAAATATTTTGAGGTGTAATCATTTTATCTAGCTTATTATTAATAAACATTGTAAATAAACTACTAAATTCTGATCCAACACTGCCTTCTCCAACCATTTGAATTAGTGGTAATGAACTTTCAAAACTCTTAATTGAGGAAATACTATTAAAAAACATTGAAACACTTCTACTATTAATATCTTTTGTGACTAATTCAGGATGCATAAGTAAAAAGTTAATACAACGACCATCAATTTCACTTTCTTCAGCCCATTTGGCCCAACAATCCACATCAAATTTTAGTTGTACTGATATAAAACGTGTTTTTTGAGCATTGTCAATACTATTTACTAAATAATCTCCATTATCTGGATTTGCAGTTAGAATGATATGCCAATCTTTAGGTAATGTCCAGCTTATATATTGCTGACGATCAATAAGCTCCATCACAGCTTGAATGAATCTAGTGTCAGCGCGATTCCAATCATCTAATAATAAAATTCCGCCTTTTTCTTTACTAGCAATCCATTCAGGTGGACAATAACTCATTCGATTATTACCTGTTGATTTATAACCTTGTTTATGATACTCATCAAATGTATGTTCATCAATCCAAATTTTTTCTTTATTAAGTTCTACTTCAAATTGACGTATTGGAAAACCAACCAAGTCACCAATTTCCTCAATTTGAGCTAAGTTCAATTTAACAAAATGTAAATTTTCTTCTTTAGCTAGTTGGATAATTTGGGATGTTTTACCAATACCTGATTCACCGATAACTTCAATACTAACAGGTGATTTTCCTTGCTCTTGCAGGAATCGGTTGTTCTCAATGATGTGTTTAAGAAATGTTTTTAATTCGTTTGGATTAACATAAACCAAATCTTTGTTCTTTTTAGCCATATTTTATTATTTTTATTTTACTAAATATAATATCATATTTCAGGCTAGCCAAACTTATTTTAGGATTTGTATATTTTTAGTCGTAAATTGCCTGTTCCTTTAATAGCTCTATGCCACATATGTTTAGGAATAGATATAGGAACATTCATGGATGTGGGTAATTGGTTGTCAAGTTGTATTTTCCAATCTGTTTCTCCTATAATCTCAATAGTACGGTCTGTTAAATCTCGATGCCATTTTAGTTCAATGGGATCTATATTTTCGTTAAATTCACGAATAATATATTTGTCAGTAATTTCTATGTCGGTGTATGGGGTCATTCTCCTTTACGTTCTTGCCATTCATAAGATATAGTATCTTTAACTATAGGACCACCTTTAGCCCATGTTCTGCAAGTGCGAGCTGAATGGCATTTGAAACTATGCATCCAACAGTATCCTAATCTACCATCTTCGTCTGATAATGGACCAGGCATACAATCTTCCATTCTTGGTGAAATATCGAATGCTGCACAATTAGCACATAATGATTGTTTTGCTGCTTCAACTGTTGTATCCCAATGT